GTGACTTTCTTCCGCCAACATTATCGGGGGAAGAGGAGTTCAATGTGGATTGAAGGTATGATTTCACAGTACCAGTTTTATGAGCAAGGATTTGCGGACATTTCGTTTGATTCACATTCGTGCTTCGTCAAGCTAGAAAATTCGTCAAAAAGAGTAAATGGAATCCTTGAGCTCCGACCCCGATTGATAATGACCATGAGTCCTGTAATGTTGTTTAAATGTTGCAGAATTCTGGCTGTCTTGGAGCGTTGGAACCAAGGACCTTTCTCTAAGTTCCAAATTAAAGACATGGAACCCAAAGATATGATTGAAAAAATCATGCAATTCACTGATCGCCCTCACACGGTCACAGATTATTCGTCGTTTGAATCTTCCATTATGGGAAAGATTCGAGTGATTGAGAATTTTGTAATCGAGTCTTTGCTTGAAAAGGCTTCAATGTTGAGAACACTTGAAGACTTCAGACATTATGTTCGGGGTCCTCGAAAGTTGAAATCACATGGAGTCACCATGCAAATTGATTCTCGGTGTAGTGGTGATCCTCACACTTCTGTTGGCAATGGTATCATTAATGTTTGTATTGCTGCTTGGTGCATTCACAAACGGAAGTTGCGAGGTGACTTTGAATTTTCTTTAGATGACGAGTTTATCATCGCTGAAGGTGATGATGGAATCACTCCTGCTGGCCTCCCCAATGTTGTTGATATAGGCAACATAGGATTCAAATTTTCGGAGGAGGTGAGCGGTCTTTACTCAGGAGACACAGATTTCTTGAGACGTAGGTGGATTGATGGGAAAGTTTACTTGAACATTGGTCGATCTATGTCGGTCTTTTGGGTCAAAAACAAGGCTAATTTGTCTCATGCTAAGTGTTTGTTTATTTTGAGATGCATGGGATGTTCTTTGCATTATATGAGTCCTGGTCATCCAGTTTTGTACGCTATTGTTAATCGGATAGGTATTGAAACTGCTAATGTTAAGAAGTTTTCTAACTGGTATTTGCACATTGATATGTACAAATGGCCAGATTTCGATGTTGATAATTATCCACGCAACGTTCAATGCGACGAAAGCATGCGCCAGAGTGTAGCTGAAGGTGCCCTCGGGTTTCCTCCTATCTCTGTTGATAATCAACTCGAATTGGAAAATATCTTTCACACTTCACCAAATCTTTATATACATGATCGGTTGAATCATTACGAAGAAGTCTTGAATTACGTCGACTCTCTTGTCGACAACCAGTATCAGAGCGAAATCTACTCTGATTCTTTGTTAAATCTTTTACATACATTGAAAGATGTGACTAGATGTGTTTAAATCCTAGATCACGGGCCCGTACAGCCCCTAAAAACAACATA